GATTACACTCATCTGAAGCTATGCGTGAGCTTTACACGTTTGTTTGAGTGGGATTACACTCATCTAAAGCTTTACGTGAGCTTTACACGTTTGTCTCGAGTTATGCATTAGAGGCAGGCGACTCAACAAAATAAATGATAGGAGGTCCAATATAACAAAACAAAGAGTAATCTTCGCCTGCAGACACGGTTCTCAATACGGGGACAGGATAATTAGCATGATTGTGTGCTATATACATAGCATGTGCTGGCCCATGTAAACTGGTATAAGTCCCAGCTCCCCAATTAGTTAAACCATACCTATTAGGTAAGAACTCATTGATATTATAATACGGTTTCCTTCCCGCCACGTTCTGAAAAGTACATTCCATCTCAGTTGCACAAGCACCCGAAAGCGCAGTTCCAAAATAAGCTGACACACTAGGAGCCAAATTAGTAGTGGGAGTGTTATATATCTGCGTCACAATACATGGGTTTCCAATCGTAGTCGAAGCAAAATCGTGATCCGTTAGCAAGTTTAAACATGTAGGGAGGTTAAGATGAATTCGCGAGTAGCGAACTATATAAGAACCTTTCCTCGCAGCGAAACAACCTTCAAAATGAGTTATCAGGTTGTTGATGCCATAATCAAAATTAATGGCACCGGTACCAGTGGTTACAGTTCGTGAACGACCTGCAATCTTGGTCCCGCGAAAAACTGGCCTATCGAAATCATAAATCGCTAGGGTTTGGATGGAAGAGCTCGTATGAGATTGCGCTGCATACACATACGTTGGTGACTCTCTTTTGATAAGAGTCCGGATGTTCGTAATAGATTCCCCATGATTCACCAAACTGGTTTCAACATTACTAGCCTGTCCCACTTTACCAGAAGCGGCAAAGTAAGAACATGTTCGCAAGTTGTCACCAGGACGATAAAAACGCAAGGAATCACCTCCTGCTATCCAGACATTTACATCAACTGGAGTGTCAACTGTCCCATTGGGCGTATTCAACAAATTCATTACTGAAATTGTGATGTACCCATTGCACGTCATCAAATTGGCTCCCACCGCAATGGGAAATTGCATGGCTGAACAAAACAAAGAACTGTACTGGGAGTGAAACGGAATCTCAAATTCCACCTCCGACTCTTTCTCTAAATCCAAGATTACTGTGACTGGTGTGGAATAAAAACCTGGGGTATTTATATCAACAGTAGGATAAGGGTCCCACGTGATCCTCAGTCGGCCACGGTGCATCTGAGATGCAATGGCTTGTATCTTGTACTTAAGAGTACCGCTCCAATAAGAAAATGGCAAGGCACAATATCCAGTAGCTGGAAAATGCCTCTCCGATCCGTTAACTCTATACACACAGGGAGACACCCCACTCTGTAACAGAGTTGTGTCAACCGCTGAGGCTACAGTCCAGGAAGTAGTAGACAAGAATGAATATCTCTTACAAATTTCAACTATATCCATCTCTCGATACTCAGGGGGCAGATTTAACTCTGCTCCTAGAGCAACTGAATTCGCTGAACTTAAACCCATAAACGGAATCGGTATTGGTTGATCAGTATTCGACAAAAAATTATGAGACTTAATAATCCTATCCTCAGCGAGGAATGGACGACTATATCCCAAAGCTTTAGCCAAATCTGCTCCAAACTTAAGTGCCATAGACATAGGAGTAGCATAAGGAGCCGCAGCTGGAATAACAGAGAGCTGCTTCGTAGCATGGGACAACTTTTCCAATGTTTTGGATACTGGTTTCTGTTCTCCAGAGGCTGCATAATAGGTGGTTGGTACCTCCAATTCAACATCCTCTAAAGACATAAAAATCTGCACCGTAACAGGATCGGTTGAGCCATTGCAATGAGACAAATTATTTATAGAATTTAAATATATACCATAAAAATTATTACTTAAAGCTGTTTCTGATTGATTTAAAGTATACCATTTAGTTACATTAAAATAAGGTAATTTCAGGGTCATTGTTTGACTTTTATTTATACTCATAAATACATTGGGTCTCTGACTGAGGCGAACGAAATCGGCACTGACCGGTGCTGCTGGCAATCTGGCTGGTTCAAGTGAATCGTATCCTGCTAAAGGTAAAGCGGATAAGAGAAGCGATCCTGAGTAAAAAGGATTCACAGATACTGAAACTGTGATGACTTGAGAAAAACGCATTCTCGCAAAATGATTCAACTTATGTTTAATGGGAATCAATCCCAAATATGCCTGCAAAGACACGCTGGTGTTCAGTGCGGTCCCGGTAGCCCATGATAGTGTTGCCACTTTCACAGGTCGGGACAAAAACTCTTTTAGTGACACATCTTCAAAAGTAGAATAATTAACTTTATCATAAGACATATCATCAATTTGAGTTGGAATATCAAACGTCCTTTCGGGCGCTGACAAATCCCGGGAAACTAGCCCTTCCCCGGTAGTGGGCTTTATATCTAAATTAGGTGTTTCGGCAATGTTAAAATTTTTATATATGTTTTCACATTAATGACATACAACTGTGTAACCAATAAAAATTAGTATATAAAGTGACAAGCCTATTTACAACACACACACAGAAATGCACGCAAACGGTAACCAATATCACAGTGGAAATTCGTTATTTATTAGGAAACTTTTCCATTGTTAACCTTGTGGGGGCACTTAGCCGACCCCCGTAGCGTATGTGGGGGCACTTAGCCGGCCCCCTGTAGCGTAAGACTTTCTGTTTTACTCCTCGAAAAGAAACTCCAAGGAACGTTTCTCAAAATGGACTTCTGGAATGCGATCCGCAAGAGTTGATTTAAAGGTATAATGCTCTGAATCAAATTCTAAAAAGGAGGCTTTCTCCCTGAGAATGAATGACAAATCCATCCCATTCGCAGGATTAAGCTCTACAACACGAGGAAGCTCCTTTCGCAAACTTTGAACAAAGGCATTAAACGCATCACGACCATATAAATGCATCTCATAAAGAGCAGAAATAATGGCACCTGAAGCGTGCTCGATAGCCAAACTGGACGTAGTCCACATCAGCATCTTGTGAATAGACTTGAGGTCTAATCTACCTTTTTCATATCTCTTAAGAAAAGTTACCTCTTCTTTGGGCGAAAAATCCGTATTGATTATGTTCTTGTTGGAGTCAGTTGGTCTTATACCCAATTTCATCATAATGGGAAGGGTTGTAAGTTGATTAAACTCAGGCAAATTGGTGGTCTCATGGGCATCGTCACCACCGTAAATGGCGCGAACATGGTCACTAAACTTTAACTCTGGAAAGAGAGTGTAAAAACAATATCTCGCTCTAATAGAGTTCGCTATTGAATTAAACAAGTAAGTGAGCGGATGCCCGGATACAGTACCTTGTTCCAAATTGTACAACCCCGTGCCGAACAATGCAACGGGTGAGGTAAACAGAGGCTCAAGCGCTCTGAAAAACTCGAAAGACGGGGAATCTTTGCCTAACCCGGATAAACGCTCCATTATTTTGAAAGCGCCTTCCAGGAATTCCTTTGGCAACCGAAGATCCCAATCTGAAAAGTCAGCCGCCATGTGATGAGGATTCTCATTCAGGTGCTCTTGAAGATCAGCCCACTCTTGCGAGTAAGGATTAATTCCATAAGCACACTCAAATTCCAACGGGTGTTTGTAAACCAGCATGGGAAACCACCAAAAATACTTTCTGATAACACAATATGTAGCTGAATCCCCGACATAAAACAGTCGAGTTTTCATCTTTGTAAGTTTTGTAACCTCATCCTTAGGAGAGGCTTTGCAAAAAGTAAATGGTGTTACACCATTAAGAAGCATTTGCTCAAATTTCTCTAAAAACGATCCAAATGGAGCTGAAAATACAACTTCTGAGTCAGTAAACCTTATATGATCCTCTTTTTTCCCTGAGGGAAAAGGATATCCAACGGCTGTACTGAGTTTTACTGGACGCACGATACCTGTGGGGTTTCCATTTTCTCTTCCTGTCAAGGCGTTAAAATAACTTTCCGGATGTATGTGCCCTATGTCCTCATCGCTGAGACAGAGCAAAACGCGCTCCCAATAATCTTCAATGGCTTTATGCAAGGCAATAGGATCTACCTCTGCTTTAGCCGACTTGAGGATGTCCAAATTTCTGTGGTAGGTGTCATAAACACCCTTTCTCACGCCAGATCCGAGCCGAAAAAATTGAAGGTGGACCAAAAATGTCAGGATCAGGAATTTCTCCATTAACATCTAAATTCAATCCAGCCAACAACGATCTCTTCGCATCACTTTGTCTTGTCGTAACCATAACTCCGTGAACTTCTCCAATCTTAATTGAAGCTCCAAAGGGTCGGGCTGTTACAGCGTCAAAACTTACGGAACTCGTTATAGTTTTCTCAACTTGAGGTTCTATTACTGGCGTCTCTACAACTCGTATAGCCAGAGAGGGGTAAGGAATTACCAAAAAGTTGGAGCAATTGTGAGATGCTGCAACTACGATTCCTACATTCAAGCCTCCAGAATCAACTATCATTGTTCCGCAGTCTCCATATTCCATTTTATTCTCCATATCATTAGTTTTGAAAACATATATAATAGGAGGCTTAATCTTCTCACCGTGCGAATCTACATATCCAAGATCATTTGTTGTACCGAGATACTTCACAATACCATCTGATTTACCGGGATTATAATAATAATAATTCTCACCCGTACTCAGAGTTCGGTCTGAAACAAACGATCTATTAAACATAGATGCAAAGCGATTCTGATTGTCTGGAACTGTAATGACTGCAAAATCCTTATCTTTGAAAACTTCAACTGACGAAAAAGGAACTGACTGCACATATTGAGGCTCTCCTTTCTTTAGAAACTCTACCTCAATCATTTTCGACTCATCGGCGCGGAAAAACAAATGGGCTACCGTCAAGACTCTATTCGAGTCTATAAAATACCCATAATTAGCGTGACCACAAAATTTCACAACAACTTGCCTCTTTCTGCTTCTCTGAAGACCATGAGAGGTGACACCCGTATCTCGGGCGCACGGAGCAAAGGCCCCCCATTTAGAGGTTTCTTTCTCGATTTTTTCCTGAGGGAGATTCATCTGGAACTCTCCCCAATGGGAACTTTCTATCACCTTCTCTGCTGTACCATCGCTTTTCTTCTTCGATTTATGCATCATGTATCCTGCAACTGCCCCAATAGTCGTCACTCCTGTTATAGTAGCCAGGAGAATCGACAAATTCGAGTTATGACGATCAATGTCTCTGCGGCCTCGAATATTGTACCACTTAGTCACACAAAAAAGTCTAACTTGGTAATACGCAATTCGCACTTGGGAAGTAACTCCCAGCCAAACCATAGAAACTATGTATCTCATCGCTCGGCGCCTTATCACTTCTCTTCGAGCTCCTTCTACTGGAGCGGGAGGCACAGGCGCAGCACGTCGCAGCGAAATGGTTCCAATGTAAATTCTCAATCTCAACAACCAAAACGTAAACGTAGACATTTGAGATTCTTCATCACAACCAAACACATCTGTGAAACACAACACAAATATGAAGAAACTGAACAAAACATACAAAGGGAAAAAGTTCCACCAAGATAGAACTTCACCCACCGCACAAACAATAGTCCAAATCGCTTGCCAAAAGAAACATGCAGTCAAACTACCAAATAATACCAAGAATGGGACAAAATTGGCATTTGATCTCACAACTTTCGTTACGGCATAATAACTGGTCCCTCGAGAAATGGCAGAAATACTGGCCCTTCGAGGACGATTAACCGGAGTGAACGTCACATCAAAAATACTCTGATTAGTAACCCGAAGCATTTGTCTACAAAGATCCGCTTCTTGCTCTACCAAATTTAGCATTTCAACCTGATCTCCAAGACGCTCAACAACTTCAACCACTTCGGATTATTCGTTGATCTCTCGACTCAGCTTCCATACGTGCGAGCAACTCATTAGCTAACTCACCCGCAGGATCATCAAAGACTGCCTCAATAAATTCATCAATAGGAGGATCATCTGAAGCTCTTGCAATTTCCTCTGCTGTCACCATCATAGCTGGAACTCCAGGAATTTCAAGAACACCATCTCCAGCTAAAACTGCAGGAAATGAATCTATCACAACGGAACCTTCTTTAACTTCCTCATGACCATACTTTCTGACAGGATTGAAGATTTCGTCCAACCAGGCCTCATGAGCAACTGGATTCTCAGGAACATCTTCTTTCACAACAGGAGGAACACCAAGAACTTCTTCTCGAGCTGGAACGACAGGAATATCAACAATTGAATTTCCTTGAACTTCAGCACCACAATCACACGGACGCTTAAAACACTCCAAACACAAAGGTGCAAATGATATTCTCTCCTTAGTTTGCAGCTGCACATGCTCTTGCATGCGTTGCATTAAATATCGGAGAGCATCAGAACGCTTATCAAAAGCCACTATTGTTTCCATCTCATTTCGCACAGGATTGCTCAAAGGTTGGTCCAAATTAAATTCTGGAGCCACTGACTTAAAGACATATGTAAATGCTTCCTCAAAATACTTCTCTGAAACATTTTTAAAGTCAAAAGTGTATTTAGATGGATCTTTCGGCAGAACCTCCAAATAAATATGAAGTCGTCGCAAAATAGCGATAGGATTATTCACGTAATTATGAACTCCGAGTCTGTCTATATTGGAAGTTACACACAATGTCTTAACATTCCAAGGGACTTTTCCTTTATTATGAGCTTCAGCTTGTTCTGAAAAATTCCTTAACGTCTGCATAATTCGAATAATTCTGTTGAACGGATCATCTGCAACTCGGTCTGGCTTAGAAACTCCAAAATCATCAAGCAACACATGAGGGCCTCCACTATATGGATCATCAAACTTAGAATCAACGCCTATAGCGACACTTTCCGTAGTCTTTAGATCCCACACGTGGGCGGAAATTCTCCAAATATCATTAATCATAGTGGTCTTGCCTACTCCTGGAGGACCAACAAGGGCCACTCCAAAAGGTAATGGACGAGATTCGCTTCCGGAGTTAAAATAATTAAACGCCGAAAACCTCGACTCAAAATGCCTCACCAATGGTTTTCCTAAAATTGCACTCAATTCTCGATATCTCTCATAATCAGCTATCAATTGAGGCAACCCTCCATCACGATACGGAAAATAATCTCTTTGATACACCACAATCGGTTCTGCGTCCATGGAATGCTCCACTTTCTTACGAAGAGTGGCATACTCCAAATGGTTTTCCATATGTTTTATATGCGCCTGAAACCTATTAGGAAATAATCGGGCCATAAAATCCAATCCTTTTTTCGCTATTGAAATCAACATGTCCAAGAAATCACAATCGCGTGCCATACTCACAATCAGCTGCTGCGCGACAGTAATATCCAAACTTGATTTAATTGCTTTTGCCATCAAAGCCAAAACAGAAGCTGAAAAGAACTTACTAAGAAGCTTTCCTA